TCCTAGTACTGGGCATAGTGATGAATGTCGGAATAATTTTTTGGAATTGATTAAGAGTATTGATTGCTTCAAGGTTTTTATACAAAATGATCATCTTAAAGCTTCAATGAATAGAAATTCGTTTATGTGGGAAACTGTAGAAGAATGTGATTTAGTTTATGCCCATTCATTGGGTAGTTATTTTTCAGAAACTTTCAATACAAAGTATAACAATCCATTAGCTCAGTTAATGAATCCAACTGATATTGAACTGGTACAGTTTAATGGACTAGGCATGGACTTCAAGCCGTTGGAAAAGTACAAGAAAAAGTTTCATGAAAAGAAAAGGAGATTTACATATATAGGACGATTTGCACGCTTTAAGCATCCTGATCGCGTAATAGAGTTGCAAGAATATTTGTCAAAGTGTGCAATTATTACTGAATTGCGTGGAATTGAGAAGTCTATTGGAGCTAAATATCTTATATATGACAATCCTATAGTAGTTGAAGGTGAAAAATATAATAATCCAGATGACTTATCTGTTGCTCATGTTTATGGGCCATATAAGAGATTTGAGGCATTAGAGGAATTGAGTACATCAATGTTTGGTTGTAATTTCTTTGAACTGGCACCAGAGTATTATGGCGGTCATATGGAATATGCATCAATTGAGCCTATTGCTGTAGGAACTGTTCCAGTATTTTCTAAGCATTGGGGTGAGAATGTAGTACATCCAGAAATAGGAGAAAGGTTTATTGATATAGAAAAATCTGGAGTTTATGTAGGCCCAGAAAATTATGAGGAAAGTGCTGAGTTGATGTTTGATATTTCAAATAGTGAAATTCTTTACAATGAATATGTTGATACTTCTACTGAGGTATTCAGTATTTTTGATGAAAGATGTATTAAGCGTGTAATTTCTAATGTTGAGGATAAAATTAGCCTTGACAAATGAATTTTTTTATGGTATAATATAGTTATTAATTTAAAGTGAGGATATAAATGAATCTTAGTAAGCAAACGGTGGATATACTTAAAAACTATTCTACAATCAATGCCAGTATCGCAGTTGGTTCTGGAAATACTTTACAAACAATGTCAGTAATGAAAAATATTTTGTCAAAATCTACAATTGGAGAAACTTTTGAAACTGATTTCGCGATTTATGATCTAACAGAGTTTCTTAATTTGAGTACGTCTGAAGCTTTTGTAGGGGCGGATTATACGTTTGATGAAGATTATGTAGTTATTAGTAAAGATCGGGCAACATCAACATACTATTATGCCGATCCTAGTACAATTGTTTCACCTACTAAAGATATTACAATGCCAGACCCAGAAATTCAATTTGAATTGAGCCATGAAGATCTGTCTACTATTCGTAATATGAGTTCGGTATTAGCAAAGCCTGATATGGTTGTTAAAGGTCATTCTAGTTCTATAATATTGTCCGTTTTGGATAAAAAAGATCCGACATCTAATGTATTTAATTTGGAAGTTGGAGATAGTAATGGTGATGAATTTGAAATGTATTTTAAGGGAGAAAATCTTAAACTGTTAGGGGGGAATTATACTGTTAAGATTTCCAGTAAGGCAATCAGTGAATTTGTACATAATGATATTGATTTGACTTATTGGATAGCACTTGAACCAGATTCTAATTATGGTGGATAAATAAATTATGCGTGAAGAATTTCTTTGGGTTGAGAAATATCGGCCTAAGACTATTGAAGAATGTATACTTCCAGAAGGTTTGAAAAAAACCTTCTTGGAGTTTGTTGAGAATAAAGAAATTCCCAATTTGTTATTATGTGGAACGGCAGGCGTAGGTAAGACTACAGTTGCCAGAGCTCTTTGTGAACATTTGAATGTAGATTATATAATGATTAATGGCTCCGAAGAATCTGGTATTGATGTACTACGGAGTAAGATTAAAACTTTCGCAAGTACAGTATCCCTAAGTGGTGGAAGGAAGGTGGTGTTATTAGATGAAGCAGATTATCTCAATCCGCAATCAACTCAACCAGCTCTACGAGGATTTATCGAAGAATTCAGTGGGAATTGTGGTTTTATTTTCACTTGTAATTTTGCCAATAGGATTATTAATCCTATTCATTCGCGTACGAGCGTTATTGATTTTAAGACGAAGAAAAATGAATTGCCGAAGCTGGCTGGGCAATTTCTTGTCAGGGTAAAAAACATATTGGCTACCGAGAATATAAATTATGATGAAAAAGTAGTTGCAGAACTTATCATGAAGCATATTCCAGATTGGCGTAGGGTGTTGAATGAGCTGCAAAGGTATGGTGCAAGTGGTAGTATTGATGTAGGCATATTGACTGATTTTTCACAGGTCAATATTGAGAATTTATGTAAACATTTGAAAGAAAAGAATTTTGGAAATATAAGAAAATGGGCAGTGGATAACCTAGATAATGATCCACATTTACTCTATCGGAAAATATATGAGGTATTGATTACAAAATTGAAACCAGAATCGGTGCCTAGTTTGGTTCTTATAATTGCAGATTATGTTTATAAGTCTGCATTTGTAGTAGATCAAGAAATTAATATGATAGCATGCTTGACTGAGATAATGGGTAAGTGTGAGTTTTCATAATGGAAATATTTGACTATTTAAATGCTATAACTTACAAAAAAGAAAATATAATGGCTAGTGGTGATGAGTACATTGAAAAGAGTTATGAGCCATACCGCATAAACAAGTTTCTTTCGCAGCATATAGATTGTATGTTTTATGCAAATGAGATGAATTTTCATTCTCATTTGGATAATAAGTTGCAGTTTGATTATTTTATAAATAGTATTAGGAAGAAATTCCGTAGGTCAGAGAAATGGCTTAAGCCTGAAGATTTTGAAGTTATAAGTTTGATTAGGGAATATTACGATTATAGTGTTCCGAAGGCAAAGGAGGCTTTAAGAATTTTGGGTGATGAAAATATTGAATATATAAGAAAGAAACTTTACAAAGGTGGTGCTAGTCATGGTAGAAACAATGATAGAGGTGGAGCTAGACCAGCCCGATGATTTTTTGAAAGTCAGAGAAACGCTTAGTAGGATAGGAATTGCATCTAGGAAAGAAAGTACTTTGTATCAGTCTTGCCACATATTGCACAAGCAAGGGAGATATTACATTGTACATTTCAAAGAGTTGTTTGCATTAGATGGCAAGCCTACTAATTTTTCAGAAAACGATGAGGCACGTAGGAACAGTATAACGAATTTATTAGAAGAATGGGGCTTAATAAAGATAGTGAATGGTGATACAAAAACAAATGTGGCACCATTAAGTCAGATCAAAATCCTCACATATGAAGAAAAGGATGAGTGGAATTTGGTGACTAAATATAACATAGGGAAGAAATAAGTCTTCCATATAGAATGGCAGGTCAATTGACAGCCATTAATTTTTAATCTCGCTTAAATATAAGGAGATAGTGATGACAACATTACTTACAGATATACGCAGATTCGATCCTTTTTTTGTTGGGTTCGATCAACTTTTTGACCGTTTAGCTTCTTTTGACGCAAAAGAAACCCTCCGACCAGCTAATTATCCACCATACAATATAGTCAAAAAAGATGATTATAAGTATGAGATTGAACTTGCTGTTGCTGGAATATCCGCGAAGGATATTAGTATAGAGCATAATCCAGAAACAGGTGTTTTAACAGTGGAAGGTTCAAAGGATGGCACGGAAGACAATTACCTCCATAAAGGTATAGCCGAAAGAAACTTTATTAGGACTTGGACTCTTGCTGAGAATGTAGAAGTGACAGGTGCTGATCTAAATGACGGTCTACTCAAAGTCGAATTAGAGAGAATTGTTCCAGAAGAAAAGAAGCCAAAAACTATAAAAATTGGAACAAAAAGGGTTGCTAAACCAGATAAGCAATTTTTGACTGAACAGTAAACCCAATTCGACTTTGGAAATCAGGGGAGTCTATGGCTCCCCTTTTTAATTATGAAAAAGGAACTATGAACAATTTTTATACAAACATCCAAGTTATTGGCGATGAAATGTTGGTTCGTGCAATAGTGGATGGTAAGAAAGAGAATTACAGAGAAGAATTTTATCCTACCTTATTTTGTCCAACCAAAAATCAAACGAAGTTTAAAACATTAGATGGCAAGAGTGTTGACAAAATCCAGCCTGGCACCATAACTGAGTGTCGCGATGAAGTTAGAAAATGGAAAAAGGCCTATAATATAAATTTATATGGCTCTACTGATTGGGTGTGTCAATATATCGGTAAAGAATTTGATAAATGTAAATATGATATGTCAAAAGTTAGGGTAATGAATATTGACATTGAATGTGGTTCTGAGAGTGGCTTTCCTACCGTTAGAGAAGCAAAAGAAGAATTGGTTGCAATTACATTCAAGGATAGTGAAACTGGAAAATTTGTAACTTTGGGTTGTGGAAATTATGTAAATACAAGAGATGATGTATTTTATGTGAAATGTGCAGATGAGGTTTCTTTGATCCGAAGGTTTATTGAAATATATAAAACCATTGAGCCAGATGTGATTACTGGTTGGAATACAAAGTGGTTTGATATGCCATATCTTATTAGGCGGATTAATAATGTTTTAGGGGAGAGTGAAAGTAAATTCTTGTCGCCATGGGGCTTGGTGAAAGAAAAAATTGATAAGTGGATGGGCCGTGAGCATATAATTTATCACATTTCTGGCGTGTCTCAATTGGATTATTTTTTACTTTATAAGAAATTCACATATGTAAATCAGGCAAGATATACATTAGACCATATTGCAGATGTTGAGTTGGGTGAAGGTAAGCTTTCTTATAAAGAGCATGGCAACTTGCACAATCTTTATAAAGAGGATTATCAGAAATTTATTGATTATAATCTTAAAGATGTTGAGTTGGTTGATAAGCTGGATGATAAGTTGAAACTGATTGATTTGACTTGTACAATGGCGTATGATTCTGGTACAAATTATGAGGATGTGCTCGGCCAAACGCGGTTTTGGGATGCATACATATATCATCATTTGAGAAGAAAGAATATAGTTATCCCGCCAAAGAGAGTAGTTGAGAAGAAAGAAAGGGTTTATGAAGGTGCATATGTAAAAGATCCGATCATTGGATTGCATGATTGGGTTGTATCTTTTGATTTAAATTCACTATATCCGCATTTGATAATGCAGTATAATATTTCACCAGAAACATTTTTAAAAGATGTGCCTAGATTTTTTGTTGATGATGAAGAATTGATGAAGGGGGAAACTTCATTAACTGATTATCCTGATGCTTGCATGGCTGGTAATGGTTATTTCTTTTCTACAAAAGAAAAGGGGTTCCTGCCTGAATTAATGGAAGAAATGTATAATGATCGGGTGAAGTATAAAGATCTGATGTTTGATGCAATTAAGTCTGGTGATAAGGACAAGATTGCACAATATAATACCATTCAAATGGCTAAGAAAATTTCATTAAATAGTGCCTATGGTGCAATTGGAAGTGAGTATTTTCGGTACTATGATTTACGTCAAGCTGAGGCAATTACCAAATCAGGTCAACTTGCAATCCGTTGGATAGAGAGGAAGATGAATGATTATTTGAATAACATTTTAGAAACAGAAGATGAGGATTATGTTATTGCAAGTGATACGGATTCTATTTATGTAACTTTGGGTAGTTTGATTGAAAAGGTAGTGTCAGATGCATCCACTGATAAGATTGTTGATTTTATTGATACAATATGTAATGATAAGATAGAGCCTTATATTGATAAGTCATTTGAAGAATTGGCCGAGTATATGAATTCTTATCGACAAAAGATGATAATGAAGCGTGAAGTTATTGCAGAGAAAGGTATATGGACTTCTAAGAAAAGGTATGTATTGAATGTATGGGATAATGAAGGGGTTAGAAATGAAGAGCCAAAGATAAAAATTATGGGCATTGAAGCAGTAAGAAGTTCAACTCCGCAGTCATGTCGTGATAAAATTTTAGAATCTATGAAGATAATATTAAATGGTGATGAAGATGAGTTAATTGAGTATATAGAAGAATTCAAGAAAAATTTCAAGGATTTACCTGCAGAGGAAATTTCATTCCCAAGAACTGTTAGTGGCTTGAAAAAGTATTTTGATTCTGTGCATGGATATATAAAAGGAACTCCAATACAGGTAAAGGGATCATTAATTTATAATCAAATATTAAGTGATAAAAAATTGAGCATGGATTATGAATCAATAAAGGAAGGAGAAAAAATTAAGTATACATATTTAAAAGAGCCTAATCCTACTAGAGATAAAGTTATTGCTTTTGTTAATACTTTACCAGAAGAATTTGGTTTAGATAAATATATAGACTACGATTTACAATTTGAGAAATCTTATATAGATCCAATTAAGACAGTTACAAGTGCTATTGGTTGGAATCATGAAAGAATATCAACATTAGAGGGGTTTTTTGGGTAATGTTTCAATATTACTGTGAATTGAAAAGGGTTATTGATGGAGATACTGTAGATGCATATATTGATTTAGGTTTTTCTGTCATTGTTAAAAAGCGTATAAGGTTTTATGGCATCGACACTCCAGAAAGTAGGACGCGTGATCTGGAAGAAAAGAAGCGTGGTCTTGCAGCAAAGGCACGTTTGATTGAATTGTTGGAAGCTAATGATAATAAATTTGTTTTAACTTCACATGGCGTCGGTAAATTTGGTCGGTGTTTGGGTGAATTATTTTTAAATGATACTGATGATAAGTCTGTGCAATCAATCTTGATTGAGGAAGGTCATGGCACGGAATATTATGGAGGCAAAAGATGAGAGTATATGAACTAGCCAAGGAATATGATAAAAAGGCTACTGATTTTGTAGATATTATTCAAAGTTTTGGAATTAATGTTAAAAGTCATTTGAGTTCGTTGGATGATGATAGGGTGACTGAGATTCGGAATAAATTGGACACAAAGCAGGTTGCTATTGATTTAGAAAATGATTTACTTGCAAGGAAAATAGGGGTTGAGGAGCCGCTTGAAGATAGTGGGCGCGATGATTGGACTTTGGGTTCTGGAGATACGGTTGCTGAAACAGATAAAGTAGGAGTTTCAACAGAGGATATTGAAGAAGCACTTGCAGCTAATATCAAGGCAGCTGGTGGGGCTCGTGAAAAATATGCAGAAACTGTTCAGGCAATTGCTGAAGATCCAGAAAATTGGTCAACACCTACAGCTCGTCAGGATGACGATAAAGAATGGGCGGAAAAGGTTACAGAGGCAGATGCATGGGCAGATGCAAAAATCGAAGAAGGTGAAGATGTTGAAAAGCTAACTTTTTGGGGTTGGTTAAAGAAGATTTTTATTTAGGAGATAGTAATGAGTGAGTTTTTAGAAAGTATAGTAAAAGATTTGGATGATGAATATACTACGATCGCTGCGGAGGGTAAATCTTCCGCAGAGTTTAGTGGTACGATAGATACAGGTTCGTTTATTCTGAATGCTATTTTATCTGGATCTTTGTATGGCGGTGTTGCTAACAATAAGATAACTGCGTTTGCAGGGGAATCATCTACTGGTAAAACATTTTTTGTATTGGGTGTTGTGAAGCAGTTTTTGATGGATCATGAGCATGGCGGAGTAATTTATTTTGATACAGAATCAGCTGTAACAAATGAGATCATGCAGGTTCGGGGGATTGATACTACTCGTATAGTTAAATCTGAGCCTGATACAATACAGAAGTTTAGACATAATGCAATACAAATTCTTGATAATTATATTGCACAGGATGAGGAAGAGCGGAAGCCACTATTGATGGTTTTGGATAGTCTTGGTCAGTTGTCATCAACAAAGGAAATTGAAGATACTGCAAAGGGTGAAGAAACCAGAGATATGACAAAGGCTCAGATACTCAAGGCAACATTTAGAGTATTGAATTTGAAACTTGCGAAAGCAGCAGTTCCATTACTTGTTTGTAATCATGTATACGATGTAGTGGGTTCATATTTTCCACAAAAAGAAATGTCTGGCGGATCAGGACTCAAATATTCTGCGTCAACTATTTTACACTTATCAAAAAAGAAAGAGCGAGATAATGGTGAAGTGGTTGGTAATATAATCAAAGTTAGGACTGAAAAGAGTAGACTTACCAAAGAAAATCAGCTGATTGAATGTCTATTGACATATGAAAAGGGGCTGGATAGGTATTATGGTCTTACTGAATTGGGTGTTGAAACTGGATTGTTTAAAAAGGTTTCAAATCGTATAGAATTGCCAACTGGTGAAAAGGTATATGCAAAAGTAATGTATTCAGATCCAAGTAAATATTTTTCATCTGAGATTATGGATGAATTAGATAAAAGAGCCAAAGAGAAGTTTTGCTATGGAATAGGTGAACAAAGGGAAGAAATAAAACCTAAGCAGAAATCAGAAGAAGAACTGGCAGAGGCAATTGCACTCATAGACAACGAGGTCGAATAGTGAGTAGAATAGAATCTACTATTTTGAGAAATTTACTTTATAATGAAGATTACGCAAGGAAGGTTATACCTTTTATTGAGTCAGAATATTTTCATGATAGAACAGAGAAGTTGATATACCATGAAATATTTTCACATATAGAGAAGTATAATACGTTGCCTACAAAAGAAGTTATAAGTATTGCGGTTGGTCAAGGGGATAAAATAACAGATGAAGAATATACAAAACTTATAGGATATGTGGATAATTTAGAGCAGGATGAGCCAGTTGATATTGATTGGCTTACAGATGAAACTGAAAGATTTTGTAAAGATAAATCATTATACAATGCAATTATGG